AAGACATACGAGACAGAATACTTGCCACCTATGGAGTTCCTCCTCAAAGAGTTAGCATTATAGAGGTCGCTAACCTTGGAAGTGGCAGTGGAGAGTCACAGAACAAACAATTTAAAAAAACATTCAAGGGAAAAGCGAGATTGTTTGAAGATGCTTATAATCGTATACTTGGAAAAGGAGGTTTTGAAGAGTATTTCCAATATGGCGAGATAGATATTGAAGATAAGATGAGGAATGCACAAATAGACAATATCAGACTCAACAATGGAAGTTTAACAATCAATGAGGTTCGTAGCACTTATGAATTATCACCAGTGAAATGGGGAGATGCACCTTTAGGTATGCCTACAGAAGAGCAAGCAGATGAGGGTGGAACTGATTTGTTGGGTATGCTAATGGAGGACAAGGATAATATTGAAGACAAGATGATAATAAAATAAAATTAAAAAAAATAAAGAGTAGTAGTAGCAAAAAAAAAGAGTTTTTTTATTAGGGGAGAAAGAAATAATGCAAAAATAAGTTTTTATCCTTTTTTTTCACCCTCCTCTCTTTTTTTTTATTCATAATAAAAAATAAATGAAATAATATATTATTTTATAAAAAATATATAAAAAATAATTGGGAAGATTGAATATTAGGAATGGACACTAAACAAGAATTCAAGATTTACTGTTCGGACATAACCAAATCATTAGACCCTAACTATAATGTCAAGGACAAGACACAACCTTTAATATTGGAGGGTGTGGCAAGCACCAGTGACATTGATTTGGAAGGTGACTTCATCACACCACAATGCATTGAAAGTTTCAAGTCACAAGCAACACAATGCAATATCCATAACAATCACAATGTGGGTTTAGATGATGTTATCGGAACTGTTTTGGAAGTGTTGGACAGTGACAATAAAACATTGAAGATAAAGTTTAGCATATTGCCATTATTCCGTCGCCACATTGAAGAATGCATAGACAATGGAGTTAAACTTGGATTGAGCATTGGAGGAACAATCCTTGACTTCGACAATGGTGATGACGGATTAAAAATCAACAATATGATGCTTCACGAGATTAGTCTCACTCCATTGCCTGCCAATTGGAACACTATGGGCACTGTCACCCATTCCAAAAAATTAGATGATGGTGTTATTGAAGCGAAATGTTTGAATGGAATGTGCAAACAATTCTTAAACAAGATAAGTATTACTGATAAAGTTATGGAAACTGAAAAAAGATATTACACTAAAGATGAAGAGGCTCAATTCATGAGCGAAGACAGAGTCGTTGAATTAATCAACGAAGCATTAAACAATTTCGCCAGTAATGGTGTGACCGAAGAGAGAGTCGGTGAAATCATTGATGAAAAACTTAAGGATTTCGTAGAACAAGCAAAAGCATTGGAAAAAGAAGAGGAGGAAGAAAAAGAAAAAGCGAAAAAGAAAGCGAAAAAAACTCCTAAAAAAACCGATGAAGAAGAATTGACCACCGAACAATTGGTTGAAAGATTAGCAGAATTGGAATCTCAACTCAAAGCATTAACCGATAAAAAAGAAGAAGAAGACGAAGATGAAGAGGAGGAGAAATCCAAGAAAAAATCCAAAAAATCAGATAAAAAAGAAGAAACTGATGAGGAGTTAAAGCAAAGGATTGCAGAATTAGAAGCAAAACTCAACAAGATTGAAAAAGCAGACGAAGAAAAAGAAAAAGAGGAAGACGAAGAAGATGAGGAGGAGGAGAAGTCCAAGAAAAAATCCTTAATGGGTGAAATGTCTGCTTCAGAGTTCGGTGAAATCATTGCACAAGCAGTCAACAAGAACCAACAATCCACTGAAAGTATTGAGGATATGTTATCTGACTTGAAATCTGACTTGCAAGCAGAAATCAGTAAAGCAATGGACACCACTCGTGAAGACATTGAGAAAAGTCTTTTTGAAAGTTTCAAGAAATCTGCCCCATCAGGCAAGACTGATGATGCTCAATTGAAAAAGTTCCTAAAGACCAAATCAGAGAAAGAGTCCTCATCTAATGGTACTTTGAATGTTAAGGAGATTGCTAAAACTTTAGCAAGAAAACAATAAGAAATATATAAACAAACTTTTTAATTAAAGAATAGATTTAATCAAAGAAATAGAATATAAAAAAAACATTATATTATAACATAGATTTTATTATGCCTAATTTATCAGAACAATTAAGTCATTTCGCAACAAACGACGATATTTTAAGATTACAAAAAGCAATTGAAGGAATGCAAACCACCCAATCTGCTCACGGGGCTATAACTGTTGAGTATGATAAGGAGTTGCAAAGAAGAGTAAGTCATAAAGCACCATTCCTCGCATACTTGGAAAACAATGGAAGTGTAGGAAACAGTAACAGTGCAGAAGTAGGATACCGTGAAAAAACCAAATACCAAACCAGTAAGTTCATCGGAGAGACTGCACCTATACCTGAACACGAATACTCCATCATCACCAACAAGGTAGCGAAAATGCAAACTCTCGTATACCCAGTAGAAGTCAGTGATATGGCACAAAGAGGAGTAAACGAATTAGACTTATTAGCAGATGAAATCACCGACGGTTTCCTTGACATTGCACAAACAAAAGACAAAGCAATCTTACAAGGTACTGAGGCTAAAAACGGTTTCGATGGTGTATTCAACAGTATCCAATCCCACAGTATTGATATGGGAGGAGAAGCATTAACCAAAGATGCTATTGACAGTCTTGCACAAGCAATCATCGATGATGGTGGTAACCCATCCGCTATCGTAACCACTGCAGGAGTAGGAAGACAATTAAACAATATCCTCTATGGTCAAGGAAAAGTCGCAATCGACAAAGTGGAACTCAACCTCGGTAACTGGGTCACTGGTTACAATGGACCTAACGGAATCACTATCCCTATCATTGTAGACTCAAACATCACTCCAAGCACTGATGGAAAAGATTTCCTTGCATTTGTTGATGTTGATGCACTCCGTATCAAAGAGTTAGCACCACCAACTGTAATTGACTTGGCAAAAACCAAATTATCCACCAGTAGAGTATTGTTCACTTACTTCACTTTCTATAACCGTGCAGAATACCGTAATGGTATGATTACCAACATCGGCGGAAACACTTCATATACTGCTTTCACTGGTGACAAGACTCCATATGCAGATGAAGACTATGGTAACCAACCTATCAGTAATTTAGATTACACCAAAGCACCAACCACTAACAATGCAGGTAGTGGTGGTTCACCCTAATCAACAGGAGACTCCTGAAACCTATAATATAACAGTCAATGTGAAAGACAGTGAAAATAATCCTGTTGGAGGTGCAAGAGTAAGATGGTAAATGAGACATTCACTGATGAGAATGGTACTTGCACCATCACTGGTGTTGAAAAAGGTTCTGACTTAACATTAACAATTAGCAAAGAGGGTTTCAAAGAGGCTACTGAAACCATCACTAATGTTGGTGATAACCAATCCTTAAACATCAGTCTTGAAGCAGACACTGAAACCGATAATGAGGATTTGGTGACTCGTAATGTCAAGTTCACTGTTCAAAGAGAAGACGAGGAAAAAGTTAGAGGTGTTAGGATTACATTATCTAACACCAGTACAGAAGAAGAGTTTGTTAATGGAAATGGTGGAACTGGAAGCAGTGGCGGAAGCGAGTTAAGTGATGTTCCTTATGGTGAATATAATGTTGCTTTGACCATTGATGAGGAAGTTGTTTCCTCTTTCGGTTTGACTGTTGATGAAACATTAAGTTTAGGTGTTGGCACTGGTGTGACCATCAGTAACGATGAGGTCATTGTCACATTAACTGATAAGAGTGAACTTGTTGACAATGGTGGCATTGCTTAAGTCATCTAAATTATTTTAAAGTTTAATATTATTTATTTTTTTTTAACATTCTCTTTTTATTTATTTTTTTCATTAATCTTTTTCATCTCTTTTTTTTCTTCCTTTTTTTCTCTTTTTAATTATTTATTTTTTTTATTCTTCTGTGATGAATTACAAATACACTTATATCAACAAGAAAATTTTTAAACAATACGATTGCAAGGATTATAAAGATGACAAGAAAATTAGACATAACCAAGATAATGGAATTGCTTCAAACGAAACAGGTAACAATGACTGAAGAGGAAGTTGAAGCATTAGTGAAATATTATTTGAACAAGATTGTCAGTCTCACTGGAATAAGTTTAGATGTCAACACTTACCATTACACCTTAACCAATAAAGATATGGTGAAAAAGGTCATATTGCCTCTGTATAATATTTTTGATGTTGATGAGGTGCATTGCAATTTTGAACTTGTCAGTGACGATGATTATTTCGTAGATGTGAAGAATGGAATCATCTTCTTCAAGAAGCCTTTGCATAATGTTGAGCATTTACATATCAAATATTTGACAAGGGTAAGTGATGAGGAACTGGATAATGTTATCTTGCCATTGGTCACTGATATGATTATTGATGGCATTGACAATGATGGTTTCGATGGCGGTTTCGGTTATGGTGATATAAGTAGCATTCACGAGGGTGGTGTTAGCATAAGTTTCAAGAGCGGAACCAATTTGACTGATAGCATTAACGACCGTTTGAAAAAGTTGAGCGATGGTTTACTATTGACAAGCAAGGTCAAGAAGCAAACAATGTACTTATGAAACCGTTTTTTCCTAACTGTCATATAGAATATTACGATTATACAGAAAACGAGGAATATGATATATATGGCGAACCGATTGTCTCATATGATAAGGTAGGCGAATGCATATGTGACTTTCAACCTTTATCAACAAGGGACTCTCAACTTATGTTCGGTAAAATATTGAACGACTCTTTCAAATTATTCATACCATTTAACATACCGATAAATGACAAGATGATGATAAAGAAAAAAGGCGAACCATACACATATATGATAATCGGCTCACCACAAAAATATGACCACTTCCTCAAGCACCAAGAATTAACAGTGCAAAAGACAAGAAAACAATGGCAAACAACACAA